AAGAAAAATATGATCTAGGGATATTTTATTTTTGAATCGTATTTAATATTAAAAATATATATTAAGTGTTTCAGTTTAGTACTAAACTGAAACACTAATGATAATGACATCTTGTTAATAATAGTTTAGTGATTTCTAAATTTTATTAACTAATCAATTAAAAATCACACGAAAAAATGAAAATTATAATCACAAATAAAATTTTAATCATAAATAAAATTAAAACACACTTTGCAAATAATGGATCATCCGAATACAGAAAAAATATATATGCTAAAACACATGTTTATGAACAAGGAGTTACGTGGACAACTGAAGCAGGAAAAATGTTTAAAGGTCAATGTAAAACATTTTTTATGGATATATGATCCTGTTCATACATTAAATAATCAATATATAACATATGAATGTCCTAAAGGTACTTATGAAAAAATTGATCACGATAAAAAAAATACCAAATTTTATTCAAATGTTTCCTTTGAGGACGAAATTAAAAATGAAGAGGATAAAGAGTTAAAAAGAATAGAATGCGTAATAAAACAAAAAGAGCAACTTGAAGACAAAAAGAAATGGTTTTTGTTTTGATTCTATCTCAAATCATTTAAGCATATCTCTATAAATATTTATGGCGATATGATTAAATTACGATACTATAAATTTATTCTAGTTTGTTTCTTTATGGTTAATTAATTTTACTTTTTTTTGTATTTTTATAAATATTTTTTTAGAATGTAATTTTTTTATTCACAATGTATTTAATTTGTTAATTATATATACATATATAATGAATCGATTGAACAAAAATCAATGTCCATACAAAAGGAATCCACGGAAACCAATTTGTAATGATTCGAATTGTAACTGTTGTTCAGAAAATAATATTTGTAAAAAAGAACAAAATAATAATTTATCATCACCATCACCATCTGTTCCATTTTTTTTTGGGCCTCCTGGTAATAATGGAGCAAAAGGTGAAAAAGGAGGTATTGGTACAAAAGGTGATACAGGTAATACTAGTGAAAAAGGCGAAAAAGGAGATTGTTGTAAAGGCAAGAAAGGAAAAAACGGTGAAAAAGGAAGACAAGGTAATAATGGGGAAAAAGGAAGACAAGGTAATAATGGAACAAAGGGCGAAAACGGAGAGAAAGGAAGATTAGGTGACACTGGAGCAAAAGGAGAAAAAGGATTAGGAGATAAAGGAGCAAAGGGAGAAAAAGGATTAGGAGATAAAGGGGCAAAGGGAGAAAAAGGAGGTTTAGGTGATACTGGAACTAAAGGAGAGAAAGGAAGTTTAGGTGATACTGGATCAAAAGGAGAAAAAGGAGGATTAGGTGACACTGGATCAAAAGGAGAGAAAGGAGAATTAGGTGACACTGGATCAAAAGGAGAAAAAGGCGATATTGGTGCAGCGGGTACAAATGGTGCAAAAGGAGAAAAAGGTGATGTTGGTGCAGCTGGTACTAATGGTACTAATGGTACAAATGGAACTAATGGAACTAATGGTACAAATGGTATTAATGGTTCAAAGGGAGAAAAAGGTGATATTGGTACTGGTGTAGCTGGTTCCAAGGGAGAAAAAGGTGATATTGGTATCAAAGGTAATACTGGCACTGGTACTGGGGGAGGTATAATTCCATTTTCCTCTGGAATTCTTGTACCAGCCAGCATAACGATCACTTCACCGATAGTTATTGGTTTTGGATCAAATCGAGTTATAGCGGCTCCAGGATTAGCCGGTCCGCCTGCGACAACATCCGATCTTATGGCTACACAATTTGCATTTTCTATTCCAGCAACAGGCACTTTACAGGATTTACAAGTTAGTGTTGATGCTCATTTTGTTCCAAATACTGCTCAGACTCCATTGACATATACATTTACATTATATCGATCTCCATCTGTCAATGCATCACCAGGACCAGATTTGTTATCTGCGTATGTTACTACCGGATTAGCAGCTACGGCGACATTTCCTGGTATTTTGGGACCCCACTTTCCGACCGGTGCTTATGTAACTGCTTCCGGACATGCAATCGGACCAGTTGCTGTTACATTGGCTGATCGTATTGTATTATACATCGTAGCTAGTCATGCAACAACACCACCTGCACTAAATGAAATTGCATTTAGTGCTTCTGTTTTATATGCAAGTTCATAAATTAATTATATAATATATGAATTAATTAATTTGTTAATTAATCCATATATTTAATACTATCCAGAATTTTTATTCGCAAAATATCTTTATCCGTAATACCAAAATAATTCAATAAATAATTATTTTCTGCTACCATTGTATCAAATAAATCGGGATCATCAAGCTTCCATTTAATTTCTATTATTTTTATTCTTAAACTTTCTGGATTGAGTAACAAATTATTCTTTTTGATATCGCGTAAAATCAGCTTCATACATAATTTATAGTGCTGATTTTTGAATACAATATTTAAAAATTCTGTCATCAATGGTGATTCTACATCTAGATAGTTCATAAATTGTTTGTTATAATTATCAATTATGTTGATATCCGCTCCATAGTCTAATAATAGTTTAACCGTTTCCAAATTAGAATTTATTATAGCTAATGTTAAAGAGGTTTTTCCATAGTTATGTTTATCATTAATATTTGCACCATGCATTAATAATAATTTAACTGTTTCTAAATTACTTGTAGTATTGGAATAACGTGATGCCATCATTAAAGCAGTCCAACCATCCTTTTCTTTTTCATTAATATTGGCACCATGTTCCAATAAAAGTTTAACTGTTTCTAATTTACTCTTTTTATTAGAATGCTGGGATGACAACATTAAAGCAGTCCATCCGTCATTATTTTTTTCATTAATATTTGCATTATTTTTCAATAGTAGTCTAACGGTTTCTAAATTGCTCATTTTATTGGTATGGCGACATGATATCATTAAAGCAGTCCAACTATTGTTATTTTTTCATTAATATTAGCTCCCTTTTCTAATAATAATTTAACTGTTTCTAAATTGCTTGATTTATTTGAATAGCGAGATGCTAACATTAAAGCTGTAAAACCGTCATTATTTTTTTCATCAATGTTAGCTCCTTTTTCTAATAATAATTTCACAGTTTCTAAACTACTAGTAGTATTAGAATAACAAGATGCTGATATTAAAGCAGTCCATCCATCATTATTTTTTTCATTTATATTGGCTCTATTTTCTAATAATAATTTAATAGTTTCCAAATTACCTTGTCCCCTTAGCGGCAGGTTAAGTTCATCAGCTATGCTGTGAACTTTACTATTAGTATTGGAATAGCGCGATGACATCGTTAATGATGTTATACCACTATTATTTTTTTCGTCAACGGCGGCACCATTTTCTAATAACAATTTAATAAATTCGCCAATATTTAAACTTTGATTATTTCTTGCCACAATATGTAATGCTGTCCATCCTTCTTCGTTTTTTTGATTTATTTCTTGTGGATTATCGTGAATATATTTGGTTATTACTTTTTTAATATCGGGATATGTTTCTTGCAATACACTAATATTTGATAGTAAATACATTAGTTTATTAAAATGTTTGCATTGTGTAAATGGTGAACAATTATAAATGTTTTCATAACTGTATTCACTGAATAATATATCTTCCATTATGAATGTTATTTTTGGTGTATATATTATCATACAAGTAATTATTTAATTAGTCAATTTTTTAATTTATTTGATCCCTATGTAACTTAAAAAAAAATAAATAATAGCCAAATTATTGTTTGTTCAAAAAAAATGAAATATTAAATTGCTGATGATATGATTATTATCATAATATGAATAATAAATCTTATTCATATCATCATGAGATCATTTAAGAGCACTGCCAATGAAAAAACAACAGAAAATACCGCACCTTTAAAAAATATGTAAATGCATGCATTTCACATACTTTTTAAAGGTGCGGTACAGTTGGTGCTTTTGCGGCAACTGGTTATTATATATTATTACCTCCCAAAAATAATATCGTTAGATCGGCTATGAAATAAATATTATTATGATCATTATAATACATACTTCGATTAATAAAATTTTTTACAGAAAAACTTTCATTAATAGATAAATAAAAAAACTACTATTTATGCACTATCATAGTTATCAAAAAAAGTGTAAGAACAAACTGATTCGCATTTTTAATACGCGGGTTTAAAAAATGTTTTATAAAAGTTTATTTGGCAAAAAATTATTATTAATGAATAAATTTAAAAACTACTTTTTTGTGCACCTCGATTTTTATTGTATCGATAATTTTCTTTTTTGCGCAAAGATAGAAGTTTTATTATTTTGATCACATTAAAAAATGCCCCCCTCTCGGCCACCACAATTCGGCTTTTAGTTAACTGTTCATTTATATAAATAATAAAAAATAATAGAAGCATAAACAAAAGCCGAAAGGTGGTGGCCGAGAAAAAGTGTTTACCATAGTATTTTTATTAACAATCATTTAGATATTTGATAATCATTGAGTACCAGAACAAAGTAATTCGCATTTTTTCATACATGGGATTTTTAAATGTTTTATAAAAGTTTATTTGGCAAAAAATTATTATTAATAAATAAATTTAAAAACTACTTTTTTGTGCACCCTCAAATTTGTGTCGTATTGAGAATTTTCTTTTTGCACAAAGATGGAAGTTTTATTATTTTTGGTCATGTATAAAAATGACCACCACCGTTTGGTGGCCGAAAAAAAGTGTTCGTCATAATATTTTTAATTAAAATATTAGTTAAAATATAAATGGTTCAATATACTTGTGAACGTTGTAAATCAATTTTTAATAAAAAAAGTAGATATGATGATCATCTATCCCGAAAAATACCATGTCCAATAAAAGAAAATAATATGAAAAATGAAAATGATTTTTATTGTAAAATATGTGATCGATCATTTAGTAGAAAAGATGCACTCGGAAGACATGAAAAATCACAATTTCATAAATTATTGGCCAACAAATCAAAAAAAATCAAGAACAATGGTAAAGTCTTCAGCGAAGCAGAGAGACTTAACCTGCCCATTTTGGGACAAGGTAATTTAATCGTAAATAAAGGTGATCATAATAAAAATAAAATTATCATAGACAATAGTAAAAATTATTTTTTTATAGCACCATTTAGTCAAGAAGAAATAGATGATCTAACTCCAGACGAAAAATTCAAAATATTTGATTCTAATGAAAATCCAATAGTTATGATTATAATAAAAACAAATTTGAATCCATCCACTCCGCAATATCATAATATTGGATATACAAATATGAATAAGGCATATGGATATATTTTTAATGGTAATACATGGCAAAAAAAAGAAATATCAGCAATAATGAATGATTTACTCAATTCCAAAAGGAAAGATTTATTAAAAGTATATGACGAAATAAAAGAATACCTTCCGGAAGAGCAAAATAAGGATGTAAAAATAAAAATAGATGATATTGAAAATACTATAGACCCTAAATTAGAACATCAGGTAAGATCCAAAAGAAAATTAGTATTGAATTTGAAAAATAAATTTTGTAATAATAAACATTTAATTATAGAAGCAATGTACAAATCGGGTAAACCTATAATGGAATATGATAATACAAAATCTAATAAAATAAAACTAAAAGAAGGATACACAATGAAAGATGTGGTACGTGAAATGAATCAAAAAAAAGAAAACACTAAAAGAATGAATATTAAAAAAGAATTGGCAAAAGATTTATTAAAACAATTGGATAATATTGATAAAAATGAAATTAAATCATTGATTGATACAATAGAAACTACACAAGATATTAATATGTTAAATACCATAACACGTTTATTAAATTTATCTTTTTGTTTTAACAATAAAATAAATAAAAAAATAATACAACAAAAACTCCAAAAAGATTTAGAGGTTGAAAAAATATTATTTGGATAAATGATAATACAAACCTAAATAAAATATTAAATAGTATTTTTTAAAAATACTAATAATCACATATGGATTGACAACGTAAAAAAATTTAATTTTTGATGGACAATCATACATTTGTTCTTCGCAAAAATTTAACCAAGTTTTTCCTAAGGCATACCATAAACCACGTGGTTTAAATGAATTTGATTTTTGCTCAACATAATTGATTTTTTTTATTGGTTTGTGCGAAATATGTATTAATATTTTTTTATTATTGGCCATTTATCTTTATTTAGTATAATTTTTTTAAATATTATCACCATTTTGGTTTATGATATCAATAACATTTCCAATTCTTTTTGCAAATTTATATTCTGATTTAACACATTCAATCCATTTATCGACAAATAATAATAATTCCGAAGTATAATTTATATTTTTTATATTTTGAGTACTAATATCATTTTCACATTCAGTATCTTGTGTATTATCAACATGTCTAAAATATGGTGTCACATTGATATATTTTTTATTGGAATTTTTGTATTGGATTCTTTTATGCGCATTTATAAATATAACTTCATTGTTGCACACTGCACAATAAAACTCTATTTTTTTTTTCCTCATTATTGATTTTGTGTAATTGACATCAATTGATTTAATTAATGTACCCATTTTTTGATCCATTGCCACTAAAACCATGTATTTATATATTTATTCATACATTGTTATATTTATATAAATTATTAATAACTTTTTGTATATCCGGCACCTCTAACATTAGAAATACCATGATAATTTTTCATTTTGTAATAAACAATTGTTTCAGCTTTTTTGGCATTCGCTAAATTTTTACATTTTTGGATATGATTCACCGGAACGGGTTGATTTTTTTGTGTCCATTGGGCTCCTTTCCCATTGTAATGATCAGATATTCGTTTACTTGGATTTTGTGTTAGTCCAACATATTTTTTTCCACCTTGTAAATTTAAAGAGTAAACATACGCGTCTTTTGATGAAGTATTTGTTTTTTTAGGATGATTTGGTTTTTTTGAATTATTAGTTTTATTGGATTTGCTAGAATGATTTGTTTTATTGGATTTGCTGGAATAATTTGTTTTACCCAATTTGTTGTATTGGTTTGAATAATTTGATCTATTGCATTTAGACATTATGTTTTTTTGGCTTATATAAATTAAATAATGCTTCCAATATTTAAATATAAATAAAAAAATCAATTTTTAATAATTAATTATCTGAATCATCCGAATCATCGGATTCAATTGATATTTTAACGGCAATTTTTTTAGTAATTTTTTTTTTAGTGTTTTTCGATGCAGTATTTTTACGTTTAAATTTTTTTTGGTTGTGTTTAGATTTTTTATCTGATTCACAATCGGATTTATCATTTGATTCATAATCGGACTCATCTTCCGATTCATAATCTGATTCATCATCTAATTCACTATCGGATTCATCTGGGTAGTAAATCTATATAAAAGTATATAAATTTTTTAAGAGTTCTTCAACCCTTGAGTATCCCCATTTACTCTTATCCACTGGCTAGGCTTCGTGGACGTTTAGATTTACCGGAT